TGGCGGATGAATCGAGTCAGAAATACTCTACTAATATTCTTATATATAATATAAATGAAACGAAAACTCCCAGATAATACGCCTAAAAAGGCCATCAAAATCCGCCTGTATCCCAATAAGGATTAAGCTATCTTATTAGCCAAGGCCTTCGGTTGCTGCAGGCAGGACCCTGCATGTGGGGTGATGTTGTGCATAGGCGACGGTTGCTGAATTGGGAAGCCACCGCCCTTGTGGCAGTGGTAGTTCACTCTAATACCTATTAGTTTTAAAAAAGTATATTAGGAATTTTATATTATATAATATTTATATTATATATTCTTTTCTTTTTCGTAGAAAAAGATATAGAAGATAATAAAGAAAATACAAATACGAGAGTTCATTAACTCAATTTAATAAAAAAAATTAAAATTAAAAAAGTTTTTATTTTTTATGTGTCATTTATTATATTTATCATAAAATAAGGAATATTTTATGATTATAACAGTAATTTCTCCAGATAAGTTAACATTATCTATGTTTTCTAATTATATTAGTTCTATATATTCAACTAATTCTTTAGTTATAATTAAAGACATAAATTTCTTATTTAGTGATAGAGTTATAGAGTCCTCTTTAGAAGACTTTATAAAAGATATAAAAGATAATCAGATATTACTTATTAAGTTTAAAACCAAAAAAGGTCTTAAAAAGATTATACCTCAATCTTATATAGATAAATCAGACTATATACTAAAATTTGATCTATATTCAGCTAAAGCAGAAGTCTTAAAAGCTATTGATTCTGAATGGATTACAAAGCTTATAGAACGTTGGAATTTTAATATAGAAAAACTTAACTCTAAGTGAGGAGGTAGCGGCATATAAAACCTTTTAGCAAGTTAAGTTTGGTTGGGGATAAGCCAGAGAGTGCTGCCTTTGCAGATAAGCCAATCGAGTGATCCCCTGTAAATGAGACAAACTGGCGCTGTTAAAAGAATAGAGGAAAGAGACCCCTCTTATATAGGTCTTCTGCTCGAAGAGAACAAATCCCTTGTATGTGCTTGAAGGTAAAAAGCCTAAACAGCAAGCAAGCGGCTCTTTGAATACTTCTTGTAGAAAATGCCGATTGATCCTCGCATACAAGCGATGCGGGCATAGGCGATGTAAGTACTTAAATTTAAAGTACATACATCTATAAATGGCAAAAGAAAAAGATATAGAAGATAATAAAGAAAATACAAATACGAAAAAAACTGTGGCGTTCGCGCCACTTTGCAGTACCTTCGGGAACTGTAGTTCGTTTTTAAAAGTTTAAATAAAATAATATAAGGACCTTTGATGCAATATACATCAATAGTTGGTCATACGATAGTATTGTCCCAAATAAAAAAATTAATAAGAGAAAACAGTTTTAAAGGAGCATATCTATTTGATGGACCTATTGGTGTAGGAAAAGAGACTATAGCTACTATTACTGCTAAATATATTAACTGTACTGGAACTAAAGATGATTCTTGTAGATGTGAAAATTGCAGATTATTTCCAAATATTCCAGATTTTTTTAAAGTTTCTAACGATGATGATTCAAAAATAGTAATTAAAGATATAGAAAATATAGCTTCTTTTTTAGAATTATACCCATACAGATCAAATCAGCGCGTATTATTAATAAATAATATTGATAGTATATCGTATGCCTCCGCATGTAGCCTCCTTAAATTATTAGAGGATATAAAAGAGTATAATGTGGTAATTATGGTGTCTAATAAAATTCATAAAGTACTTCCAACAATAGTATCAAGGTCTATACCAGTGCACTTTATGTCTTTATTGCCAGAAGATTATATAAGTATTTTAAAAAAGCAGGGTTTTAATTCTGAAAAATTTAATAGTATAAAAAGAATGATTCCTTATATTAGTGAAAATATACTTAAGAATTATACCATATATGTTAATTATATTAATAGTATACCTAAGTTTTTATTAAATTTTTCTAACATTACTGAAGATGAATTATTGAGCATAATTAAGGAAATTGATGAAAAGAAAGAATTGCTTTATTTTAGTGAGATACTAATAATGTATCTAAATGACATTTTAAAGTCTTATTATGAAGCTCAAGAAAGTTTTTGTAATGAAAAAGAATATGAATTAATATATAAACTGAAAGATATATGGACAGAAAAGTTATGTTATATTTTTATAGATAGATTAAAAAATACAATAATTGAATATAATAGGGGATTAAATATAAATATTAAACCAAGAATATTAGTAGATATACTATATACAAAAAATATTTTTAATAATAAGTAGGTATTCTTGAATATAACTAAAAAAAGCATCGAAGAAAGAAATAAACTATTAGTAGAGTGTAAGGACACATACATAGTATATGACTTTTTAAATAAGCTTAAAAGTCAGTTTTCTGGTTATACTTTAAGTACATATTATAGTGTAGATGATTTTATGGAAGATATACATAGAGGAAATTTATTTAATAGTAATAATAAGATTATTGTATTAATGAATCTAGATTCTGATAATTTAAAGATAGTAAATACAGTAATAGAAAGTAACACTGCTGATATTATAGTTTTTGTAGAACAAAAAGCAATATCAAAAACTAAACTTTATACTAATTTTAAAGCAAATTGTAATAATATAAAATTAAGTGCTCCTACAGAAAAAGAGTGTCTTGATTGGGTTAAAGGTGAAATGAATGCTAAAAAAATGCTTTATGATAGATTAGTGCCAGATCTGATTGTTAATAGAAAAGGAGCAAATTTATCTGCTTTAAATAATGAAATAAGGAAATTATTTATATTATATGACAATAAGTATATATCTATTAAAGACTGTGATATTATTTTAAATTTGTCTGAGTCTAAATTTTATACGATAGTTGAACAGTTTATGACTAAAGACATAAATAAATTTATGAAAGAATTTGATAAATTGGATGATTACTCATATATTAAGTTAATATATACTTTTATTAATTATATTGAAAAACTATATAAAGTGGCTTCTTTTAAAGAGCAGGGTAAAAATTTAGAAGAAATATCCGAATTAACGGGTATAAATAAGTTCTTTTTAAGAACAAAATACAATGCAATTTTAGCGGTATTTAATAAAATAAAATTAATTAAATTTTTAGAAATATTGAATGATTTAGACTTTCAATTGAGGCAAAATACCCTTTCTCATAAGCTTTTAGTAGAATCCTATCTTTTTAAAGCGTTTAAATTGTAATAATCTATTATTAGGAGCTATCATATTATGGTGATAAAAAACTCAAAAAAAGACATTAATGTTGATATAAATATAGATCGTATAAGAGAGATTGTAACTGAAGGCATTTTTATGATCAATGAGTATTATGGTAGTCAAGATACTATATCTATGGAAAAAGCAATAGAATCTTTAGATAAAGTATTAAATAGTGGTAGAATTTCTGTAGAATTTTTTATACCTCTGCCAAATTCAATATTACCTGATCTTATATTAAGAATAGATCCAAGACGAAAAAAGTTGTTATTATCATCAAAAAATAGAAGAAAAGTATCAAAATTAAATTATTTTATTAGAGCACTGTGATGAAAAAAGAACCTTTATTTATTAGATTTTTAAACGGAGAAACCAATACAGTAGGGGTTATAAACTCTTTTATAGAGTTATCTGAAGATAGAAATTCTAAAGAAATAGCAAAAAAATCATTAGACAATGTACCTGATTTATCTTTATTTAAACGAGATTTTGCTAATTGTGTGGAGGATATAATAGATAATGGAATTTCAAGAAATGTTATTAATTATGTGGATTCATATTTAAAGCCATCTCTTATAGAGATCACGGCATCAGGTAATTATAGCAGAACTAATGATAAAAGGTGGGTTACATTAAAAAGTGAAAGTGCTCCATGGATAGAGGCTTTAATATGTTATAATCTAGGTCTTTATATAAAAGCATATGGTTTATTAGAATTAAAGAAGTGCCCAGTATGTAATAAATTCTTTTCTCATAAAGGAAGATATGCTAAATATTGCTCAGATACATGTAAAGGATCTGGTAATGTAGTAAAAGATAATAGATTCACACCAGATATAAAGGCTTTAGTGTGAAAAATATAGTGTTGTTGTGTTGTCCACAGAAGTCTTATTTTAGTAGTGAAGGTCCTATGTATTATGGAGAAAAATCTGATATACTAAAAATAAGAATAGAAAATTATTTAAAAAGTTTAAATAAAAATGATACTATAGTATATGCTATAAGAGAGATACATGAAAATAACGATAAGTTTTATTCATCTGTAAGGACTCATTCAGTAGTAGGTAGTAAAGATATAGAGATACCGGAGATATTTAAATCTTATATTAGTTTAATAATAAATACTAATAGATATAATGCTTTTTATAAGACTCCGCTAGATTCAGAGCTATATAAAATAAAACCACATAAAATATATATAATAGGTGTTGAAACTCATAACTATGTACTTTTTAATGCAGAAGAGTGTAGAAATAGAGGCTATGATGTAACAATAATAGAGCCATTGGTATTATCAAGTGATGAATATATGCATTTAGCTGGTATAAATATTATGAAAAATTACTTATCGGTAAACATTGAGCAGTGAGGCTATTATGACACTATTTGAAATACTTATTAAATGCCCATATTGTGATTCTGCTATAAAGTTAATAGTACAAGAGGCCAGTCCTATTATATTATCGTGTAAGGGGTGTGGAAAAGGCATAGTAGTACACGGGAATAAGCTATTTAATGTAGATTCAATATTTATTAAAAAACTATTTAAAAAGCATAAGACAGTGCCGTGTGGTCAACTTCTTGATATAAATATCAGCGAAACTGCTAAAAGTATGCTAACTGATTGTAAAATCAATGAGTTAAAGCAAATACTTAAAGAAAATTCTGATGTTAATGACTTTATAAAAAGAATATAACGTGTTTTTGTTTAAAAAAGTCTTTAATTTTTTCCATACATATATTATATTAATGTAGAATGGAGTACCATTTTTATGGAAGATAAAGATTTATTTAATAAATGGGTTTATTTAACGCCTCACATAGAACATTGGCTAAAAGAGTCTAACTCTAATTTTAATGTGCCCATGACAAACAGATTAGCTAGAATTATAAAAGTTTTTAATTGGGATACAAAAGAGGGTAAACTTCTTCTTGATGCTCGTGAAAAAACAGGGAAGTGGAAAAATCTTGTATCTAAAGATTTTAAATTTGTTTTAAAAATATATTATCCAGATATAATTTTAAAAGAAAAAAAGGGCCTCGCTGTAGAAGAAGTAATACCTCGTTTTTATCCAAATACAAAATTAGAAATGTTTTGTGAAGTTCCTGAGTGGATCATAAATGATATTAAAAATAATAAAAAAATAAAAGAATTTTCTTTAATAAAAAATTCTAAATCTAAAAAATAGTAGTTAATAATTCAATGTGTATTTAAATTCTTTTATAAAAAAAGCTAATATAGGTATAGGTTCTAACTCAGAACCTTTAAATTATCTTTATAATAGAGGTATATCAAAAGAAGATATTGATAAGTATAGCATAGGATACACAAGAGTTTCTAAAATACATGACGATGGAAGCGATGATTATAAGAAGATAAAAGAAGAAACATACGGGTTTAGGGGTATTCAGAATAGAATACTTTTTCCATTAAAAAATGTAATAGGTAATGTTAATGGTATAATAGCAAGAGACTTAACTAAAAAATTATATACTCAGTTTTTTTTATCAGAGGCTCTTAATTTAGGTGCTTTTTTTGGTTTATATGAGGCTATACCTTACATATGTAAAAAAGGTGTAGTTTTTGTTCATGAAGGCGCTATAAATTGTATATCTTTTGCTAAAGTATTTCCTAATACTATATCTTCTTTAACGTCTTATTTAAATCAGCAACAATATGAAACTTTAAAATTTTTTGCTACTAAAATAGTACTTGTGTACGATAATGATTCTACAGGTATATATGGAGCACAAAAAGTTATCAAGACATATAATGATAGTAACATATTTTCTATAAACATTGGTTATAAAGATTCAAATGAATGTTTAAAGAAACTAGGTTTATCAAAATTTGAATATTATATAAAATCTAAAATTCCGCTTTTTCTAAGATAATTAAATTAATAGATTATCATAAGGAGCTTTATGTACGGTGTAGAATTTAGGCCATTAGATTTTAGTAGTGTATTAGGCTTAGATGTTGTTAAGGAGCTATTACAGAAAATACTTAAGAAAAATGAAATAGATGCCGCGTATTTATTTGCAGGAAGCTTATCTTCTGGTAAAACAACTCTAGCTCGTATTTTTGCAAGAAGTATACTATGTGAAAATAGAAAAGATGATATGTCTCCGTGTAATGAATGCCCCTCATGTCTGTCTTTCTTAAAGGAACGAAATCCTTCTTATACAGAAATAGATGCTGCAACTACTGGCGGAAAAGATGACGTTAAAGAATTATTTGAGAAACTTAAATATGAAAGCGTCTCCAAAAAGACAATAATACTTATAGATGAATGCCATAATATGAGTAAAGAGGCTAAAGATGCTTGGCTTAAAAAATTAGAAGAAAATAATCCTAATGTTATATCTATTTTTTGTACAACAAATGTTGATAAGATGCCTGGCACGCTAAGATCTAGGTGTATGGAAATACAATTTGTGCAACCAGTTGAGTCAGATATAGTAAATAAATTAGAGTTTATATGTAAAAATAAAGGTTTAGTCTATGATAAGGATTCTCTTTATTTATTAGCACAATCTTCAGGAAGATATTATAGATATGCTGAAAATAAGTTATCATTAGTGTCTAACTTAGGAGATATAACGAAAGAAAATATAAATAAAGTAACAAATATATATAATGAAGAAATAGTAGATATGTTAGTAAAATTGTCGTATGATGTTAATGAATCCTTAAAGATATGTGACATATTAGTATCTAAGATAAGTATTAGCTCATTATATGAAAGTATTGTAAGATTGATAGTAGATACTATTAAATATATAAGTGGGTATATGTATGACAGTCAGTCTTATGTAGAGCTTTTAAAAAGTATGCAAAATCAGTACGGTCCCTCTTTATATGAAATTTTAAATTATATAGTATCAAAAAATAAGTATACAGAATTGATAGCTCTTCAGTCAGACCTTCTTATAATGCACTACAAGTTTTTAAAAGATCAGTTTAAACCTAAAGAACAAACACAGGAGGTTGATAAAACTGTTACAAAAAAAGACGATTCTATTGTTACTAAATTGGAAGAAATAAAAAAACTTCCTTCGTGGCAAAGGGAAGAGGCAATAAAAGCTTATAAAAATAAAAAAAATATAGTAGATAATAAAAATAATGTTCAAGAAGTTTTAACAAAAGAGTGGAGTCCTGAAAAAGAAAATAAACAAAAGAGTACTGATAAGATAGACCCAGCCGCAGTCGAAGCTTACAGGAAATTATTAGGAGATATTTAATGATAAGGAAGAATTTAACTTTTAAAAAAATACTAAAAGCTTCGACAAAAAAAATACCTTTATTTAAAAATTTAAAAAATAAAAAAGTTGTAACAAAAGAAAGTTTAGATTTTAAATACAGGGGAAGAAGTAGTAAGTGGCTTATTTTGCAACTTTCAGAAGAGTGCTCATTAGAAGATAAGTATGATATAGTTGTTAATGATATAAAAAATATATTTGGTAATAATGTAGAGTTTTTTATTCCAGTTCATAGAGAAAAATTAAATAATAAAATAGTTAATATAGTTTTATTTGAGGAATATGTATTTATTAAATGTAATGACACTATAAATGAAACTTTATTTAAAGAAAGAACGGAAAATATTATAGGTCCAGTGATGTCATCAGGTAAGTGTTCTTTTGTATGCAATAAAGATATAAATAAGTTTAAAGATGACTTACAAGATGTTATAAAATCTAAAATACCTAAAAAAGGGCAAATGGTTATACCTAGGGAAGGGAGTTATAAGAATTTAGAAGGAAAAGTAGTGCTGGTAGATAAGAATAAAATGACAGCTACAGTAGTTTTTGAAAAAAGATCTAGAATAGTAGAAGTTCCAATAAATATAATAAATTTAGAGATTATAAAATAATATGAGTATTAACTATTTTATTATTGATAGTCTGAACATGGCTTATAGACAACATAACGCTAACTACGAGCTTAGGTTATCAGACGGTACTCCGTCCGGTATGTTTTATGGTTATGCTAAGTCTCTTTTAAGTCTTAAAAAAAAGTATAGGGGCTATAAATTTATAGTAGCTTGGGATAATAAGGCTCAGTGGAAATATGATATATATCCAGAATATAAGTCTAATAGGGTTTCTTTACCTTCTACTGTTTTTTCACAAATACCATCTATAAAAGAATTTTTAAAATATGTAGGAATAGATCAATATGATAAAAGCGGTGAAGAAGCAGATGACGTTATAGCGTCATTAGTAGAAAGTTTGAAGAATAAAGAAGATACCGGTACTATCGTTATCTACAGTAATGATAAGGACTTGCTACAGTTAGTTAAAACTGGTAAAATAGTAGTATATAAGCCCAAAGTTGGTGTTATACCTGAAAAGTTTTATGATGAAGAAGCTGTTAAAAGTCAGTTTGGTGTATATCCTAATAAATTAGTAAATTTTAGGATTTTTGATGGTGATGGTAGTGATACTATAGTAGGCATACCACGTGTTCCTAGGAAAATAATATCTGATTTAGTAAATAGTAATGATACTATAGATGATATATATAAGTCGTTATCATCTATTAAGTTAACAAAATTTCGTAAAGAGGCTTTTGAAGGGTTTAGAAGTCAGTTAGAAGTAAATAGTAAAATAATGTTATTAAATAAAAATTTAATGGATTTAAATAAAATAGAGGGGGTTGTTTCTAAAGAAGGCATTGCAGATATGCTAAAAAAGTATGAAATAGTTTCAATAGACTCAGAATCTTATGCAGAGTTGTTTATGTCTTCCTTAACTATTAAGTATTCAGATGCTAGACCGGCATATAGGCTGGAATCGTATTCACTGTTTGATTAAACTTAAATTTATAAGTTTTAAAAAATGGAGTGTATATGCGCGGGATATATAAAACAATGGATCCTTTTGAGATACAGAATAGATTTTCTTCAGAGGAATATTCTTTTTTTCGATTAGATGAGAGTTCTTTTCATTTAGATGATTTTAGGTTATTTGTTGATAAGTTACCCCAACGGGAAATAGATTTAATTGAAATGTATTATAAAAAACGTAAAAAACAGAAGGAAATTGCCGATTTCTTTGGACTTACACAAGGAGCTATATCTCATAGACTATCAAGAGCTAGAAAAAGATTAGCTTTTTTAAGAGATATGCCTAAATTAACTTGTGATATTAGGGATTTGTTGAAAAAGGATTTCGAAGCATTTGATATAGATATTATAATAAACATGATTGAAACTACATGCCAGTCTAAAACGGCTGAAATACTTAATGATACGTATAAATTAAAGGGTAAAGATAAAATGACACAAGTTAAAGTACGACATAAATTTGATAAATATATAGAAAAACTTAAGAAACTAAGAAAAAATAGTAATGATTATAAAGATTGCTATAACTTATTAGTTTATGTAAAAAAGAATTTATATATGCTTTATGAAGTTATTTTACCACATTTTAATAAAGGATATAGTGTTAAGATTAAAAAAGTATCTTAGTTATAGTTTTTTAGGGGCAGAATTGAAAAGGAGCACTATTTTATATTATAGTTCTCCTTTTTTGTTTAATAATCTACTAATAAAAAATCTGTTCTATAGAATTTGAATAAAGTCATTTATGATAGATTTATTTGCAATAAAATTCTTTATTTTTAATATAAATTTTAGTAAAAACAACTATGACTATAAATATTACTGATATTAATGTAATTCATAGGGTTATATTAGCATATGCTAATGATTCTGATTCGCCATATATAAATATACCTTATAATACGTATCAAAATGATGATACTGTACAAAATGATGAAGTAGCATTAGGTCCTCCTAGTATGTATAACGACATAGATGAGGATGATAGACTTAGTAAGTCTGAAGATATTAGAAGACAAGGTATTAGACCATATAGAGATACATTTGAAAAAGGGGTACTTCCTGTTACGGTAACTGTGCTAAATGAAGAAAAGACAAATGAACAGAATAACCCCACAAATGACACAACGTTTCAAGGCGCTAGAAACGAGAATAGAGATACAATAGGATTCAATCCTGGAGAATTTGTATCACCAAATGAGGAAATAGATCCAGATCAATACAATAACCCTTATTTAGCATAATCATGAAATTAATAGATAATATACCATTTGAATGTATAAAATGTGGAAAATGTTGTCGTTGGAATGGGTATGTGTTTTTAACAGATTCTGATATAGATTATATATCTAAACATTTTAAAAAGAATAAAGAAGATTGGGTAGAAGAAAATACAAAAAAAGTTAATAATAAAATAGTATTAAAAAATAAAAAAGATAGTAAAGATTGTATATATTTAAAAGATAATGAATGTATTATATTTGATATAAAACCAGAACAATGTAATGAATATCCTAAAAGTTATGATAAAAGGTGCCCAGGTTTTAAAAAAAATGGGAGTTCTATTATGAAGAGCAGATATGCTGAAGCTATAGAGAAGATCAATGAAAAGTTTTCTAATTTGCAACAATATGAAAAGATTGTAACTGATAATCTTTTTCATGAATTACAAAAAAATAGTAATTCTTTAAAAGTGGCTGCTGCAGCAGTAGATGAAGGCATAGACTATTATTTTAATCCTGAAAGAATAAAGATATCAAGTTTAGAAGATTTATTTGGATTTAATAGGGTAGATGCAGGAATGCTTATACATAAATCTTCTAGAGATTTATGGAAGATTGAGCAAGGAAAAGAGGGTGAGGTTATGATAACCCGTCTATTTGATAATAACGGTGAACCTTTAAAAGGATAATATATGAAAAGAGAAAGATTAACAGAAAAATTTGCAGCTTCCTCTGAAAAAGAGAAGAAGGATAAAAGGGATAGTGAAGGTAGAAATATAGGCGATTTTGAGTACAATAAATCTAAAGCCAAAATACTACAAAAAGCACTTCATAATATTAATGTATCATTAGGCACATTATTGGCTGCTATGAAAGATTTATCAATACTTAGAGGATCTGATGTTACCCCAGATGGTAAGTTAGGTGGGTCTGGTTTTATAATGAGTTTTAGAGAAATTAAGACTATTATGGCAGAGTCTATTAATAGTTTATCAAATGTTACAGATACTATTGCGGATGAGTTAACAAACCCAAGGTGGGGTTTAACGGATAAAGAAAAGAAAAAAGTTGAAGAAATACAAGAAAACGTAGAAGATAAAGCTGAAGTAGCTGATAATATTGTAGAAGAGAGAAAGACTCCAGAGGAAACTCCAGAAGAAATTAAAGAGGAAGAAGTATCTATCTCTCCCGAAGACGTTATTACAAAAATTTCTCCCGCTGAAGAAAAAATTGATACAACAAATCAGCAATCAATAGATAGGTATAGAGAATTATTAGATGCCCCGACATCTTCAGATAAAACAGCATCTACACTAAGAAAATACATATTAGCCAATATTGTTAGGAAATAAAAAGGAGAAAGATATGGGTACTTCATTTGATAATTTTTTCAATGAAAAAGAAGCTGAAGTTAAGGTTCCAGACCTTGATTGGGCTGTTATAGATGTTGATAAAAAGGATAATATTCCTCGTCCTTTTAATGTTCAGATAATACCTGAGTTACAGGCGGCTTGGAATTACAAAGATAAAAGCGCATCACTTATTCCTAATACCGTTAATGTGGAGAGAGTTTCTACTAATGACAAAATAAGTAGCTCTGATATAAAGGATATTGTTAATACTGCTAAGAAAGAAATAATGGCAGGGCTTATTGGTAAAGACTTAGCAAGTAAGCTTTCTTCATTATATCCTAATAATTTAATAAAAGAAGCAAGTGAAGAGCTTAGGAAAGTATCTGAGGAGCAGGGTCTTTTAGGTAATGTTTATGTAGATTTGTCTCCTTTTGATACGTGCAAGGAAGCTGCTAAAAAGTTAGGGTCAAAGGTAAGACTAGCTAAGTATGTTATTGGTGATCCTAAGAAATGTGTGTGCGCTACACATAAAGACGGGTTTTGTTCAGAACTTAAAAAGTCTGTAGTGTCTTCATTAGATTATAATGAGAATGTGTTAAAAGAGTACTCTACACATCTTAAGATTGCAGGACTTATAGAGTCTAATACTGTATTAAGCTCTAAAGAAGACCTTAGAAATGCTTTATTACCCAAGTCTAATATTCAGGAAGTAAAAGTAGCTAGTAAAGAATCTAATGATATTAATTATGATGAGATTAAGACAGCTTTTGAAAAAGAGTTATCTAATAAGATTGCTATGGATGAAAAAGCTGCTTTATGCCAAAGATTTAATGATGTAAGACCTATTTTAGCTTTTATACAAAATGAAATGCTTAAAGGTAAGATGGGAGATTCTTTAAAGGAATCTATTAAGAGTAATTTTACTTCAGACATAATAAGTAAATATTCTAGTGAAATAAAGAAAATAGCAAGCTTACAGGGGTTAATTGGTAATGTATATGTAGATATTTCTTATTATAAAACACCTGATGAAGCAATAAAAGCTATAAAGACAGCGTCGACTAATCCTACATATATAGTACAAACTATTAGTAATGGGGAATATGACGACTCTATTAATAAAGTAGCAAAAGCTACTGGTTGTGCGGAGTTACCTCGTGATGGTAAAATAGATAAAAAAATTGCTTCTAGTTATATTGATGACCTCTATTTTACTGATAGGATATCCTCTGATAATGCTAATGCGTTTAAAAAGTCCCTTGAATCTAATGAAAATGTGTTAGGTATCATTAGGGATACTTTTTTAGCGACATTAAGCCATAAAAAAGAAGTAAGAGAAGGTGGAGTGAAAGGGTACTTTCATCAGAGTGAAAATAGAAAATATGCTAATAGGAATTCATTAAAAGAGTCTACATATAAGGCTCTTGAAGCAGGTATATCTGTAGATAAGGTAGAAACTAAGTTGGCGTCAATGATACCCATGCCCGAAGCTGTAGGAATGGTTAGGGAAGCTCTTTCCCATTTGGATGTAGTTGATGCTAATGCTCTTAATAACTGTACTACTGAAAAATATCATTTAAATTCCAAGGCCATGCTAAAAAAAGCCAGCAAGTGCGATACTTGTATTTTAAAGACATGTAACACATGTATAGTATCAGGTCTTAGATTTGCATCAGATAATGATGAAGCGTGTGATATAGTTAAATTAGATCCTGCTACAAAAAAAGTTACGCTAAAAAATAATCCAGATGAAGCAAGAGAAGATATGGGCGGAGACTATGACCTAACTACAGCCTCTTGGGGGTCTGGATCGAATATAGTTATGGATAAGATGAGAAAAGAAGCTTGTTGAAATAAATATGGATTTTAACACTAAAGGTTTGGATTTATAATAAATAACATAACTATAACATAATAAAGGATATAAAATGAGTGAAAGTAATAACGAAAGTACTAATAGTTGTAAAAAGAAGAATAAGTTAGTTATTAATGAAAATGAAATTATAGAAAAAAAAGATGAAAATTTAGAAAAGTTTATAAATGATACATTATTAGGGGATAAAGAAGATTGTAGTATTGTTTTAAATAATATAGATGATTTGTATATAGATCATGATGAAACTATTAAAGAAAAATTAGACAATAGTAATATAGTTCGGAAAAGTCCAGATGATTTAATTGTTAGTATGGATAAAGAATCTGAAGGTATATCAAAAGAATTAAAGGAATTAAAAGAAATAAAAAATGATCCGTTAGATTTATTAGAAATAAATATACAACAAGGGTCGCAGTTACAGAAGTATATAGAAGATCCTACAGAAAATGATGACTTATATAATTCTATAGATAAAAATAAGCCTACAGTAACTATACTAAATAATATAATGAAAGAGATAGCTGAGGAGATAGCTTTTCTTAAAACATGGAGAAGAGAGAACTTTAATTTAAAAGATGATATATCAGAGATATCTGAGCGAAGAATAGTAATGCTTAATAAATTAGTTGATACTATAGATAAGAGAGAAAAGTTATTAACAAAGAGTTCTCGAGGTAAGATAGACTTTTACGGAGAAGGGTTTAAGAATATATTTGAAGATTTTTTAATGACTGTAGAAAAAACTTTTACTGGTGTTAATATACCTGAACAATTTAAAAATATATTTTTTGCCCAACTAGCTAAAAGCATGGACGGTTTTGAAAAGAAAGCTGAAAATATTTATTACGGTAAAAAGAAGTTACAAAAATGAGTATAGCTGAACTTTGCACTAATTTTATTAAAAGTGAAAAAGATTCCAGTAAGATTCTAGATAAGAATATACTGGAATTTTGTACTGCTGAGTGGGGTTTAGGCCTGGGGTCTTCTAAAGAGATTCCACCCTTATATCCGGCGCAGAGGTTTATTATTAAGTGTTTTTATCAGTTAGAACTAGATAAAAGTAGTAATAGAGATATTATAATTAAAGACAGATTTAACGAAATAGAGCTTTATAGATTTAATGAAGTTGAGTATCTTAATTATTTATTTAATGAAGGAAGAGTTAATAGAAGAGACTACGGTAATACATTTACTGATTTGATATTAGTGTGCGGAAGACGCGCAGGAAAGTGCGTTTCTGAAGGAACATTTGTAAATACTAATAATGGATTAATAGAGATACAAGAATTAGGTAATCGTGATGGAGAAGAGTATCAGCCGTTAAAAGTAGGTGTAGCCCAAGAGGGTATTAATAGGTCAGAATCAGCTTATTTTTATAATGGCGGAGAAAGAGATATTGTAAAATTGAAAAGTTTTTATGGTTTTCATATTGATGGTACTCCTAATCACAGAGTTAAAATTTTAGATAATGATGGTACTATTAAATGGAGACATTTAGAGGATATTAAAGTAGGAGATATACTGTGTATTCACAGAAAAACAGATATGTGGTCTAAAGATTATGTAACTGTAGAAAAATATAAGGGTAAGTTAACAGGTAGAAAGTGTGTAAATACACCTAATATTTTTGATGAAAAGTGGTCTGAGCTTTTAGGGATACTAGTAGGTGACGGTACATGGGTTTCAAATAACTCTCTAGATGTTACAGTGGGTCCGTATCCAGATTGGTTAAATCAAGTTATAAATATTTTTACGAACACAATAGGTAAACCCTCCGTTCTTAAAAAAAATGGAAAAGAAGTGTATAAAGTATCGTACTGTTCTGTAGATATGAGAGCTTTTTTTGATAAAATAGGTTTTAATTTAGATTCAAAAAGTGACACAAAAAGAATACCTTGGATAATTATGCAATCTCCAAAATCAGTTGTGGCTTCTTTTTTAAGGGGTCTTTTTGAGACTGATGGCTGTGTTGAATCTAAACGAAGTATTGTTTCTTTTTCGACGGCAAGTTTAAAACTTGCTCAGGAGCTTCAATTATTATTACTAAATTTTGGAATAGTTAGTAGAGTAAAAAATAGATTGAATAGAAAATTTAATAAAGTTTATTATCATTTAAATATAGTAGGATTTAAGTCGCTAAAAATATTTCACAATGAAATAGGTTTTATTAGTGAAAGAAAAAAGTCGTTATTAGAAAATCATATAAATAAAGGATTTCGGGGGAATAAAAGTAAAACTGAGTCAATACCTTATCAAAAAGAATGGTGTAGAAAATTAAGGGACTCCGTATGTAAAGGTAAATCTGATGGCATATATCCTAAAAAGAAGTCAGAACCTAAAAGAATGCTACTAAGGGATGCCATAGGTAATGTACTAAAAACTAATTGTACTGAGAATTTTAATTACTTTAGATTGGATAAGGCTATTTTGGTAGCAAAAAACTTAAATGCAGATATAAAAGTTATAAAACATTTTGAGGATATACAAAATACTGAATATTTCTTTGATACTGTAACAGAAGTTACACAAGGTAGAGAAAGGGTTTATGATTTAAACGTACCAGATGGAGAGTCTTTTGTGGCTAATGGAATGACTAATCATAATACTACAATAACCGCATGTATAATAGCTTATGAGACTTATAGACTTTTAAATAAATATTGCCCACAGGAATATTATGGAATAATGCCCGAAGATGATATTAGAATAACATGTGTGTCTACAGGAAAAGATACTGCCGCAGAACTTTTTAATAAAGTTACAGGACATTTAGAAAGAAGTGAGTTTTTTAGAAAATATAGAGATAAACCTACTAAACAGAGAATGAAATTAAGGTCTCAAAGAGACCTAGATAAATATGGAGATCACGGTAGAGCAACAGTATCTATAGATGTAGCCCCATGTAGCGCTAAAGGTCTTCGTGGTAGAAATAATTTAATAGTAGCCCTAGACGAAATGGCTTTTTTCTTTTATGACGAATATAAAAAAATTGGTAGCAAACCTACGGGTAGCGATAAAAATGATAAAGCTATATATGATGCTGTAACTCCCTCTATTGCTAAGTTTAAGAAACCAGATGGTATACCAGACGGAAAAGTTATATGCATTTCGTCACCGTGTGGTAGAAATGGTAAATTTTATGAAGAATATGAAAGATCTTATAAGCAAGAAACAACAAATCTATTTATGATACAAGCCCCTACGTGGGAAATGGACCCTAATCTTTCTACAGAGTATTTAAAATCAAAATTTAGCGAAAATCCAAGAACGTTTATATCAGAATTTGGGGCACAGTTTAGTGACAAGCATTCAGCGTGGATAGAAGACGAGACTACTGTAAGACAGAATATAGTTCCTAGTTTAAGATATAAAGTAAGGTCTTTTGAAAGAGTACCTCATTTTATGGGTATAGATGTGGGTTTAAAGAATGACGGAACATCAGTATGTATAGGACATTGGGTTAAAGAAAAAGTTGAAGGACAAGATATAGATAAAATAGAAGTAGACTGTTGTGATATAAGATTTGCTGGAGACGAGGGTAAAGATTACTTTGTACCAGATGAAATATCAGATTGGGTAGCTTCATATTTAGATAGATTTTATGTAGTTAAAGGACTAATGGACCAGTACTATGGTTTAAGTGTTGTTCCATTATTAGAGAAAAAAGGTCATAAGTGCTTTGAATCTAGAACTTTTACAGAGGTATCTAATTCAACAGCGTATCAAAATTTATTATCAACTTTTATATCACAAACAATAAGGTTACCTGATGGTAATCCAGTGGAAATAAACGGAAAAATAGAAAAAGACACCCCACTTGTACAAGAACTTTTAACATTACAAGCATATCAAAAATCTAAATACTTAATAAAAGTAGCTGCTCCAGAAACAGAGGGAAGTCACGACGATTTAAGTGATGCTTTAGCACGTATGGTTTTAGTAGCTACTGAATATAAAATTAAAGGTATAGGTGTGCATTCTGTAGGAGTTATATCATCACAAGCTAGAATGTATAAAAATGTTAGAAGTTTAGAGGCAAGAAAAATAGAACTTAAAAGGCCTTCAATGAGAACGTTAGCTGGCGGAAATTATAGAAGGCCGTCTTTAATGCCAAGTTTTAGAACTTTTTTTCGATAAAAGGATATACAATGAGTGGAAAAACAGGGAACTATTCAAATATAATTATATACGACGAGAATAAAAGATATTATTATTTTCATTCTCAAAAAAATAAACCTCTTACAGATGATGAAATAAGAGGTATTAGTATATCTCAATTAGATCAAACTAGAAGAGGTATACAACATACATACGGTGATATTGCTGTACCTTATAAAAAGTATTGTTTAAAAGCTCCACTTTTACCCACAGACGATGCTTTTAAAGTAATAGGATTATCAAATAATAATTTTTATGTAAAAGGTGGAAGTACTATAGAAAATCCCGCTGTATTGTATATAAAAGGATTTTATGTATTTTTAACGGGAGATTTATACTATAATACTCAGCAATATCCAAGTGACTTAATAGATTTAGGCGACGATTCTATAACTTCTGATAAAACAAAGACGCTGTCATTAATACCAAGTTTAACGACACCCGTGGCCAATAGAGTAGATATTATATACGTAGATATTCATTTTGCTGAAGCTACCGCAGTAACAGGAACTGATCCTGAAATTTATTATGATAGTAGCTTAAGAGATCCGAGATTTGGAACAGAGACAGCTAATAGATTAAGGGCTGTTTTTGATGTTAAAGTTATTGAGGGGTATACAGGTTCTATTGATAAAAATATATTTTATTCTTCCAGCTTTCTTGACCCAAGTGTTGTATCGTTACAGCCTCCTACGTCTAATCATTATAAAGTTCCTATAGCTGTTATTTATAGAAAAGCTGGTAATAGTAATTTAAGCACGGATCAAATAGTAGACTTATTAACACTTTATGATAAAAGAGTAATGTCCTTAGAAGAATTAACTTATAGGACAAAACACGGTGGGTATTCAGCTAAAGATTTGATAGATTTAGGAACTACAGGATTATCTAAAGAACTGGTTGATGCTGGGGTATCTGGTTTTACCCCACAGTATCCATACGCTAATTTATATGAAGGAGCGTATGCATCTGGAGTAGGAGAAGGCTTAGGAACAGAAGCATTTAATACTAATTCAGTGACTCCACGAGTTCTAGATAATTCTGGTAAATTTTTAATGGGGGCTCTTCAAGTTGGTGAAGAAACGGGTTCTTTTGAGTACCCCAACACCCCAGCTACAGGACCGGAGCAGTTAAATAAAGGTGAAATAGTAGCTAATCAAGAATCTTTAAACAGTTTATATATAGGTTATGATAGCGGAACTACAGGAGTTAGAGAGTATAAAGATGCTTTAAGTATAAACACACAAGGTCTCACAGGACCTAGTAGCTCTTATTTTGTAAAAGAAGATGTAGATGGTGTAGCAGCTTTAGCAATACAAAACAAAGGAACTATAACAGGTATTTATTCTTCGTACATTAGTTCATATGATCCTGTGACTGAAACTTTAAATAATTTTTCAGTAATAGATTTTAAGGGTAGGTTAGGATTTAATACTTTTCAACCAGCATGGGATAATATACCTTCTGATTGGAATACAGATAGGTATTCTACAGGAGTTAATGTTGTAGTAGATATAAATGACTCACAAAGAATCAGAAAACATTTTTTTGTTGATAAAGATGCTTATATTGGTGAAGGCCTTTATGGAAAAACATGGAGTATACCAAGCATACTTAGTGATTTAAATAAGGCGTATTTAGGTTTTACAGGCATACCACAAAGCTTTTCTTTTAATGATTTGGGACTTACTGGATCACAAGCTGTTGTGGTTATAAAACCAGGAGTAGCTACAGTTGGTGTATCTGGGTTATCAGATTATAAAGGATATACAGGAGTAGCAGGTTTTTACGAAGCTTATAATAGTAACGGAGAGAGATTATTTACAATAGGAGACTTAGGTGAAGATTTTGACAGAGTAGTTAAAACTCTCTACGGTACATCTGTAGATTCATTATGGTTTATTAATAAAAGTTTTACGGATTTATTAGAATGGGGAAGAGGAATAGAGACTAGTGATATAATTAGTTATTCTATTAATTTTAACAGTAACCCAGTACCTTTAACAGTAGCTGGATATAGTGTAACATATGATGGCTATACAGGATTACAGAGTTTTGTTGCAAGCTTATATACTGGAATATCTACATATGATTCAAGTTATTGCCCAGGTGATACAGGTACGTATGTATATTCATTAAATAATCCATATGATAGTAGTGACCCTTCTAATGGATCAATAATAATAAAAGATCCTAATAATGCAATTGAATCCATAGATTATATATTGTTAGAAGATCATACGACATTATTACCAGATATAACTATAGATGATGACCTTATAGTAAAAACTCACTTTTATGGGTCTGGTTCATATGGCGGAGATCTGTTAGATATTAAGTTCGCAAAACTAGACTTAGGTGAAGCGGCTAACGCGTGGTTGTTTAATGGTGACGTGTTTTTTAATGGTAATGGTTTACTAAATAGAGTAACATTTAGTCCTAATGCTATATTTAGAGATGATGTGTTTGTATATGGATCTCTTTTTGCTAATGACATGTATTTTGTATCAGCAAATTTAGGTGATTTAACAGTAAGTAGAAAGCTATTAGTATCAAGCCCAGCGTATTTTGAAGAACAGGTAGTTATTGGTATTCCAGCGCCTACAGCTGCAGGAAGATTAGCATCAGAATTAGTAATAGATACAAATTTAAAAGCATTAATAAATGGGGACATAAATGCCCATAACTTTATAGTAAGTGATGGACTAACAACTACTCCAAAATTAGTTTTAGGAAATACGTTTCCTAATGATACTACCCCAGAAGAGATTATATACGCTACAATAGGTGGATATTTAAGTAGCACAGAGTACCCCTTTGGCATACATTTAATAGATAAAAGCTCTGATGTGGCAGTAACTAGTAATGAAGGTTTTAGAAGTTTAGTTATGGATTTTGGTGATGGCTTTGGTAATTATGGAAAAATAGATGTTAGAATAAGAGGTAACTTATCAGTAGTAAATGATTTAGCTGCTAATAATACAACAATATCTAATACTTTAACAGTTAGTGGAAAAACTACAATAAATAATACTTTAGAAGTTAAAGAATTAAAGTTTATAGGTAGTGGTGCACCATCAGAATTAACAGGTATTACACAACCTCAGAATGCTTTAATTTTTAAAGGAAATGAGAAAGTTGTAAATAGTAAAACAAGTGGTATACTTAGACTTAAAGAGTTTAGTGTAGATAATAAGTATGTTTTTTTTAATATAATGGGGTATGCAGCTGGATCAGAACATTTAATAACATATTGTGGAATAGTAGTAGGAAGTAATGCCTCTTGGACCCATGATACTATGTCCTATCCTTACAGTTTATTTAAAAGTGAGAATAGTGATACATTAAATGCTGATAGCTATAATAGTAGAACTAATACAGACCCATTATTTAGAGGTAGATTTAATAGATACGTAGTTGCAACATTAGGAACTTTAAAAATTAATTGGGTAGGAGAGTATAATGCTTCTCCAGGAAGTATAGGTATAGAAAGGGCTGTACAGTCATATATA